TGTTAGGGCGCCTACAGTCAGAGCTCTTGCAGCCACTGATAGAACGAAGTTTCTCCCTGTTGCTTGGGGCCAAGGTTCTCCCAGAAAGCCCTGAGCAACTTCGTGGGAAAGAAATCGATATAGAATACGTAAGTCCTTTGGCAAAGGCTCAAAGACTCACAGACTTACAGGGCATGTTGCGCGGGTTTGAAGTTATGATGCAAGTAGCAGAAATCGCACCAGTTATGGATTATTTAGACACAGACAAGCTGGTTCAGTATCTAGCTGAAGTCACCGGCATACCAGCGCGCGTCATAAGAAGTAATGAAGAAGTTGCTAAGCTGCGTAGACAACAACAACAGCAAGCTGCAGCTGCGCAAGAACAACAAGCTGCTATGATGGAAACAGAAGCAGCCAATAATCTAGCCCCAGTAATAAAAGCGGTTAATCAAAATTAATGAAACATTTAGAAAACCTCAAAGGCAACTATAGGCTGGTTTTTAACACAGATGAAGGTCAGCTAGTGCTCAATGATCTTAAAAAGCGTTTTGCCTATGAGACTACGACATATTCGGACAACCCATATGAAACTGCATTTAATGAAGGTCAGCGCGCAGCAATATTGCTCATCGTCCGAATGCTGACCGAAGAAAAGGAACCACAACAATGACCGACGAGGTAATCCAAGAAACTGGATCTCAGGAAGTCACTCCAGAGACACCAGTAAGCTTTCACGATACATTACCAGATAATCTACGCACTCTACCCAGTGTGACAAAATTCAAAGACGTGCCTAGCCTAGCGCAGGGCTACGTGAATTTAGAACACCATATGGGAAAAGATAAAATACCAAAACCAACAGATAGCTGGACCGACGAACAATATAATGATTTTTATTCTCAAATCGGTAGACCTTCAGACTCTAATGGGTACACAATTGACGGCGCGGAAGGGGACGAAGAAACCTGGAATACGTACAAGCAAGCAGCCTTTGACGCCGGTCTTAATGGCAAGCAAGCACAAAAAATGGCTGAGTTTCTAACGCAAACTGCTGAACAGTCTAATATCCAACAAGAAGAAAGTATTGATGGTATTCGTCAGCAAACGCGGGATTTAATAACAAAAGAATTTGGCGCTGCAGCAAAACAAAAAGTTAATATGGCAAACCAAGCCGCTGCTAAATATGGCGTAAGTGATCTATTAGAAGAATTAGAGCTTTCAAATGGTACAGTCCTAGGTGACGTACCAGAAATAATTATGATGTTTGCGCAACTTGCAGAAGATATTGGGGAAGATACCCTCGTTGGTGAGGCTAGTGATCTTATTATGACCCCTGATGAAGCAAAACGTAAACGTACAGAATTAATGATGTCTGGGCCTTATCAAGATAAATTTCACCCAGAGCATGATTGGTATGTTCAAGAAGTCCAAAGACACTTTCAATTAGAAAGCGGAAATCTTGAAGCAGCAAGTGGATAACCGTTAGGCCCACCCATCAAACTTGTGTGGCAAGTGGAGTGACTGCCCAAGCAGTAAGCACGGCCCCATTAGGGATAACCAAGCGCAGTAATCTGAAAACTTAATCTGTAGAAAGGACTCTGAAAATGAGTATTATTGATACAGCCTTTGTTAACCAGTTTAGTGCAAACGTCGCAATGCTATCACAGCAAATGCAGACAAAACTGCGAAGCGCAGTTGACGTAGAATCTGTAACTGGCGAAAAGGCTTTCTTTGAGCAAATCGGGCAAGCATCAGCCATAGAACGTACAAGCAGAAATGCCGATACGCCTTTGGTCGCAACACCCCATGCAAGACGAATGGTGACAATGACGGACTATGAATACGCCTCTTTGATCGATGATCAAGATAAGGTGCGTATGTTAATAGATCCAACATCGTCATACGGCAAAGCAGCAGCATCTGCGATGGCAAGAACAATGGACGATGTAATTATTGCAGCGGCTACTGGTGATGCCAAAACAGGTAAAGATGGTGGTTCATCAACTGCACTACCAGCTGGTCAAAAAATCGCTCATGGTAGCGCTGGATTGACACTAGCAAAGTTGCTGGCAGCTAAAAAGAAGCTGGATGCAAACAACGTTGATCCATCAATTCAACGATATATTGTTTGTTCTCCAGAGCAAATCGAAGACCTGTTAAACAACACAACAGTAACCAGTGCAGACTTTAACACAGTCCGTAGTCTAGTTGCTGGTTCAATTGATCAGTTTGTTGGTTTTACCTTTGTGCAAAGCAATAGACTAGGGTTGGATACTGACGGTAATCGTAAAGTGTTTGCGTTTGCTTCAGACGGTATCAAATTAGCAGTTGGTAAAGAGCCATCAGCTAAAATTACTGAAAGAGCAGACAAATCGTATGCAACACAGGTCTATTATGCACAGACTATCGGCTGCACCAGGATGGAAGAATCCAAGGTAGTCGAAATCGCGTGTACGGAATAGGAGACTAAAAAATGGCAACAGTATTTTCGTCACAACGAACCAATTCACGCGCTACACCAAGCGTGATGAACAAAGCAAATGAAATGAGCGGCAGAATTAGAGTTGCTCATGGCACTTATGAAGCATCATCACTATCCGCTGGTGATGTGATTGAAATGTTCACCTTGCCTGACGGTGCAAGATTGTTGGAAGGATCTCTAGCGCATGATGCTCTGGGCTCTGGAACAACCCTTGCAGTTGGAACAGCAGCACATACAAATGCCGCTGGTACAGCCGTAGCGGCATCAGCAGCAGCTTTTAAAGCAGCAGCTGCGTCAACCGGCGCGCAAAAAGTAGATATTCTTGCTACTTTAGCTCTGGGTTCTGGAACAGAAACCGATACCGATGGTAATGGTGTCGTTGTTACAGTTACGCTGGCTGGCGGTGCTGCAACTGGCACAATCGAAGTAACCATCAAATACGTGGTTGATTAATTAGAGGGGCGCGAAAGCGCCCTTCTTTTCCTATGGAGATCATCTATGACTAGTACGGTTGATATATGTAACATTGCCCTGGACATGCTTGGGGCGTCTACAATTTCGTCATTAGATGAAAATTCTAAAACAGCTAATTTAATCAGTAAAAGATTTGATAGTGCGAGAGATTTCGTATTTCGTGAGCATGTCTGGAATTCACTCATACAACGGGCAGAATTAGCACAAGAGACAACAAAACCACCATTTGGCTATGACTTTCAATACCAGCTGCCAACTGATCCTTTTTGTCTACGAGTGTTGGAGTTCTCTAATGGCTCGTTGAGTTATCCACAAGACAATATGATGACACACTCAGGCGGTCCTGTTTTTGTTATCGAAGGGCGTAAACTCCTGACGAATGAGGGAACCGCCAAGATTAAATATATTTCGAGAGTAACTGATCCTAACGAATATGATGCAGGGCTTATAGAAACACTAGCTGCCTACCTGGCAACGGAAATATGCTACGCAGTCACAGGATCAACAAGTCTCATGCAAGTGACATACGCTAAGTATGAACAAATACTTAGAAACGCGCGCCATACCGACGCCACAGAGGGTGCTACCACGCGCCTTGAGGCTTCAGACTTTATTGAAAGTAGATTTTAAATGGCAAGATCTGCACCTAGTTTTGCCTCGTTTACAGCTGGGGAAATTAGCCCACGCCTGGAAGGGCGCACGAATTTAGAAAAATATCGTGAGGGATTAGCAGAACTGACAAATATGGTGGTGATGCCACACGGCGGGGTAACCCGGCGCCCAGGAACAGAATTCTTAGGAGAAGTAAAAGACAGTACTGTAAAAACACGGCTAATACCGTTTCAGTTTAAAACAAGCGATACATATATTCTTGAGTTTGGTAATCAAGTCATGCGCGTATATCGTGATGGACTAGTTGTTTTAAACGCTACAGATAAAACAATCACAGGCGCTACAGCAGCAAATCCAGTGGTCATTACGTCAAGCAGTCACGGTTTTACAAACGGACAAGAAATATACATAGATAACGTCGGCGGCATGACGCAGTTAAATGGTAGACAGTTTCGTGTTGCCAATGTGACCACAAATACTTTTAGTCTTAAAAACTTATTTAATGAAAATTTAAACGGCTCAAGCTTCACTGCTTACACATCTGGCGGCACAGCAACACTGATCTATGAAACCGCAACGCCATACGCAGCTGCTGACATATTTGATCTACGGTTCGCACAAAGTGCTGACGTTATGTATATTGTGCATCCATCGTATCCGATCCGCACACTAACGCGAACAAACCACAATGCTTGGACCTTTGCCAC